GCTTATATGAATAATCCTGATTGGCAACAAGGAATTGGAGTAATAGAATTTGACGGAGATGTTAGTAACTTTTATAATATAATAATAGACAATCACAAGTTTGTTTGGAAAGGAAAACTTTATAAATAGTTCTTTGTAAGTTGAATTGAGTTGAGTGCCACCCAAGAATGTGGATATAGGCATAGCATTAAGTCAGGGCTATGCCCGAAGTATACAGGAGTGGAAGGTCTTTTAGAACGGTGTACCTGCAACCTGGATTTAATTCCAAGTCAATCTATAAAACACTCAATTCAGCTTATAGGGAATTATAGTTCATAGATAGTTAACACTTTTGTTAACTATTAAGCAAGATAGCTTTCTGGGTTGGAATACTAAGGGCGAAAGCCCCGTACTATACTCGGTATACCGTAAATCGTAGATTAGTATTCCTACTCAGCAAACTAATTTGCTGAACCTATGTAGTTTTGATTAACCTTGAACTTAAAAGTTTTTCAAATCTATGTAAAGCTCTTTGTAAAGGGAGAGGAAAAAACTGAGAAAAGAAAAGTTATCAAGACATCATCGTATCCCGAAGTCAAGAGACAGGGGAAAGAACACGGCACAACGAATTCCCTTAAAGTTTCACATAGCATTTCATTTATGCTTTGAGAATATGCTCTTGTCGGAGATACACGAATTTCTTGATATAGTTTACAACCAAGACAGATGGACGAGTAAACAACTTCAGGAACTTCGTAAGAATCTTATGGGGAGGGGAAAATGACCGAAGAAATTACAGAAGAAGAGTTCCAAACACAAATGCTGGAATCTATTGAGGAGTTTATAGAAAATCTTGCCAGAAATAAATTATACTTTAATACTTACTTAGACCTTAAAAACGCAGGACATCAATTTGTGTTTTACAAGAATGAAGATGGAACTATCTATTATGTTCTATTAACCCAGCCATTAGCTAACCACGAAGACGAAACAATGATGGTCGTTTAATTCTTCTCCCTCTTTTTTAAAAACATTTGACAAATCAATCATTTTCTGATATAGCTAAATAATATTATTAACAGCGGTGAGAACCGCCAAAATATATGGTTAAAGAAGCCACTACTCCTGCTCCGGAGAAAAAAGAGGAAACTACTGCCTCTAAGGAGCCAGAAGCAATTACTTCGGAAAAGCCCAAAGAAGCATCAGCCGCTTCGTCCGAGGTAAAGGACCCAAAAGTAGTAGAGCTGGAGGGTAAGGTTAAAACCCTTGAAACACAGCTTGGACAGCTAACAACATTGCAGTCTCAAGCAGACCGAAAGCGTAAAATAGCTGAAAGGGAAAGCAATAAGCTTGCAATCAAGCTTAAGAAGATTCAAAAAGGTGAGGTAGATATTGATGATGAAATTCCATCTGAAGATTCTTTAGAGGAGTCTCAACAGAAAGATGCTATCATCAGAATTCAGGGTCTTATTTTAAGAAATCCTGATTATCAGGAGGTTATTAAAAAAGACTCTACGTTGCGAGATGTGATTGCAAAAAATCCACTTGCTTTGCTTGAAGAATTCTTCAGTATTGAAGATGCCGCTGAACAGATTAAGGAGTTATTAGACGCTAAGGTTTCTTCTTTGTCGGCACAGCCGGCTCAACCAGAAGAAGAAAAGGGAAAGGAAACAGGTGCTGAAGTGGAATCCGGGGTTGTTCAACCAGCGGAAGGAAGTGAGGAATCTACATCAAAGGAAGCAAAGACAGTTGTTCCTATGGATAATGTAGAGAAATCAATTTCTGAGAAGATTAATATTACCTAATTGGTCGCTCCTTCTCTTATACTAAATTATTAATTTTTAGCTATCCTCCATAGCTTATTTAACATATGAGTCTTAGTGCTGGAACTGGTTTAGTTGCATATAATATTGCAGCTGCGGTTAAAAAGCTTGACCTTTCCGAAGAATTAGCTGAGATTATCAGAACTGATAACACTGCTTTTTTGCAGAGAATGGGTGTTGGCGGACTTGTAGCAAGTCAGCTAAAACACGCTTGGGTAGAGGACGCATTGAATCCTAATACAGCTAACGCTGTTGATAGTGCTGCTGGAACATTAGGAGCAAGCGATGCTGATACTGCTTTAGATGTAGTTGCTGACCAAGGAACAGAAAGATTTAAGATTGGAACTTTGATTAAGGACAATACTGCTGGAAAAACTGAGGTAATGAGAGTTACCGATGTTTCTAATGATACTTTGACCCTTGAAAGAGGACACGGTTCTACTGACGCTGAAGCCCACGCTCAGAACTTTCCAATAATGATTATTTCTCACACCAAGCAAGAAGCTTGGAAGCCAACTCAGGAAGATTGGTCTCTGGAAAGAACTGGTCCTTACAACTACCGAAGTATTTTAGGTTTAGGTATTGCTATTAGCCGTAGCAGACAATTAGTTGACCACGCAGCCATTAAGTCCGAATTCGCCCATCAAGCCGCTTATCGTCTAAAAGAGATAATGAGACAGCTTGATAGTTCTGTTATTAACTCTGTTCGTTCAGCCACAGAAGGTGGCTCCGGTGAATATCCATCAATGGGTGGATTAATTGAATTTGTTTCACAGGCAACTGGGAACACAAGTTCAACTTCCGAAGCTCTTTCTCCTTCTGTTATGAACGCAATGATTAAGCAGATTTGGGACGATGGTGGAATGGTTGCCGGTGGTAGATTATTTGCTTTAGTGGGTGGTGTTCAGAAAAGGAAAATTTCAACATTTGACCAAGCTTACCGAAGAATGGATTTTGATTCCAAGTCTGCTGGTTATGTAGTTGAGAGATTTCTTTCTGACTTAGGATTTGAGGTAGAGATTATCGTTGACCCTTGGGTTCCTGACGACACTATTGTAATTGGAGACCTTAACCGAGTTAAGGTTGGACCGTTACAAGGTGACGCTATTGGACTTGAAGATATTGCCAAAACCGGAAGGTTAATTGAGGCAATGGTCTCCGGTGCCTATACCGCAGAATTCCGCAACGCCCTTGAAGCTTTTGCAATTCATACCGCTTTAACAAGCTAAGTTTTACTTAGTAATTAATAGGTTTGGGGTTTCCTTGTTTCCTTGGCTAAAAACCCTTCCTCCAATCTTATGAAAAAAGTATATATTGCGATTTTAACAAGTGGTAATATTAGGTTTGAAACAGCCAGATGGCTTATTAACCGGTTGCAAGAAGGAAAATATGATATTTCTGTTCAGCATTTCTTTTCTACTCCTGTTCAAAGCAATAGAAACCAAATTGTAAGATATTTTTTAAATACAGATTTTGATTATTTAGTAATGTTAGACCACGATATTGTTCCGAACAAAAGACTTCTTGATTTAATTGAAGAAGATAAAGAAATCATTAGTGGATTGTATTGTGGTTGGAACAGAGGTAGTCTTTGTCCTTTTGCTTTTGTGACAACAGAAAAAGGGAAATATCAGGATAAAGGCGATAAACCATTTGATATAGCAGATGGAAAGGGCATAATAGAAGTAGATAGAATAGGTGCTGGTGCTTTAATTATTAAAAGAGAAGTATTAGAAAAACTTAAAACTCCGTTTGCTGTTATTTATGACGAAGGTGGAATTGCACAGGTTGGTGAAGACTTTGAATTTTGTAGAAGGGCACAAGAGGCAGGATATAAAATATGGGTAGATATGGATTGCCTTTGTAATCATCTGAAAACAGTTGATTTGGCAGAAATTTATAATTTTGTATATAAAATAAAAAAAGACGGAACTTCTGAGGTCGGAGGAGTTTCATAAATTATTAATTTAATTATTCTGAAATAAAATGAGTTTAGTAAAATCTTGGGAGGTAATGCCTCGTTTAGAACCCGATGTCAATAATGGTATTGAGTATCTAAAACAAATTCAGTTAGAAGAAAGAGCAACTGACCCTGATGATGCTGATTTAGTTGATGGTCGTATTTATCATCAAACTGGCGTTGGATTAAGGATATATGAAGCAGGTGCTTTTTCTACTCTTGGTGCTGCTGGTGCTTCTGCTACAACTTTTGTTGGTTTGACTGATACTCCAGCTAACTTTACTGTTGCTGCTAATAATATAGTTAAGGTTAATACTGGTGGAACAGCATTAGAATTTGTTACCTTAAGTGGTGATATTACTATTGGTGCGACTGGAATAGCTG